TGCTTTATGCAGTCAGCTTGACGGCGATCAGGCCAGCCGCAGCAGTGGGATAACGATAGACGGATGCGCCAGGGATCAGGACACTACCCGAAGTTGCAGATGCGCCAGGGGCCACGGTAGAGATTGCGCCCGTTACCGAGCTGTATTGCACTTGATCGCCGATGTTGCAAGCGGTAGTGCTCGAAACAACGATGATCGCCATGGTAGCGAATTCGCCATCCCGGTAATCTGGCAGGGCCAGGGTTGGAGCGAGAGTGCCACCAGCAGAAGTGCCAGACAGTGCGTAAACCTTGGGGTTAACCAGGATGCCGCCGTAAACCACTTGATTGCCAGCGCCGGTAATCGTGGTGCTCGAAGCGGTAGATGCGACGCTAACGGTATAGGTGCCGACGCCACCAGCCGCGCCAGTGAGCTGACCGAGAACCGTGGTGCCAGCAGTAACGCTAGTGCCGGAAAGAACCAGTCCGTTAGTCACAGTACCAGAACCAACAGCAGTAACAGTTAGCACCGTGCCGGCAATCGAGCCAGTCACAGAAGCTGCACCGTTACCAGCTACGCCGCCGACACGAAAAACACCCGTTGATGCATCACGGGTATACCCGTAACCGATAACATTGGGAGATTGGCCGCTACTGTTGATCGTGCCAACTTCGACACGCTGCGGGCCGTCACGAAGCAGCTCACCCGGAACACCGAATGCCTGATACAGATTGATGGTAGATTGAAAAGGCATTTAGGCCCCCTTGTTGAGGTGACGAGTAACGAAATTCTCCCGCTTTTCGGCAGCATCTTGCGCAATAACCGATTGACGCGGATCTTTGACGGCTTGCAGATACCCTTGCAGTACTGCGCCTTCTTGGCCCTTGGTGGCCTTTAGGCCTAGCTTCTTGACGCCATAGGCCTGCACAGCAGATTCATCCATGGCGCTGCAATCAAATGCGCCGACATGAACAGATAGCTTCTTAGCGAGGTCATCACGGCGCTGGCGGCTAGCCAGAGCGGATTGCACCAGCTTTTGCACAACGGCTTCATCCATACCCGCAACTTCCTTCTTTTCTTCGGCAGTCGGAGCGGCGTCGGGCTTGCCTTCAGGGGCAATTTCTGCCACGTCCGCATCCTTGACCTCTTCCTCTGCGGGGCCTTCAGTCGGCGTTACAGCAGGCTCCGCAGCCGCGTCCGACTTGCTTGCGGCATAGTCTTGCAGGATCTTGATAACTGGCAGTAGGCTTTTTACCTGCTCCAGGGCGCTCAGAATTTCAGGGTCAAGCGATGCGCCGGAGCCCTCATTAACTTCACCAGCCATTAGAGGCTCCTTTGAATCAAGAGAAAAACACATTTGATCGAGTGCATAACTGTTATCTAATACAGCCACATCAGAGCCCATTCGGCCAGAGTTAACTAAGGCCAAATGATTGCCCCGCATATTCCGCTGTACAAACTCATAATCCTGACCGTTAAACGATCCTGGATTATGTTCGTATGAACAGCGATATCCGCAAGACAATTCCCGTTTCCCCGCGTCGATCAAGTTTGCGAGGGTTTCGGAGAATACTTTAATGTTGCCGTACAATACCCCATCAGAGAAATAAACATCTTCCCCAATGACGCCTTGGACACCCTTCTTTTCAGCGGGAGTCAAATCAAGGTCTTCACTACCAAGCATAACATGGTTGTCAATCCACGGCAGCAACTTGAATGAGTTAATACATTCTTCGCTTGATAGCTCTTCTGCTGGCCGGTATACGTTATAGAGCTTATCGGGGTCTAAATCAGCAGAAATTTGACGGCCTCTATATTGGAATATGCCGACCTTGCTTAGTGGGTTGCCCTTAACCTCAATCCAGCCGTTGCCATCAATTTGTCTTGCAGACTCTCCTTTGTCCATTGCAAATGTTTCGATACTATCTACTTCATCCATAGATACTTTTGATTTATTGCTCACCCATAAATCAATATATTCCTGTACACCAGGATGTAGGGGCATAGGCAGGTCGTCAGCAGTCGCCCATACATACCCATCATGCTCGCTATTTAGCAAGAGAGGGAATTGATCGCCCTCGCTACCGTAGACTGAGAATTGGGCCTCTTTAATGAGCGCAAGTTGGCCAGGATCATGCGATATTTCCTCGCTTGACTCTCTGCGTGCGGCCTGTTCGGGAGTTTCTCCATCGTCAATCTTGCCGCCAGGGAACGCCCATGTTCCAGCATGGTTCGATCCTTGTGCGCGCTTGAGCAACAGGACTCGATCGCCGGATGTGTACATGATGCCGGCAGCAATAGGTACGATTTCATGAATCAGATCATCAACTGGCACAGACACAGGAGGGTCTTCTGGCTCGACCGGGATGCCACTGCACAGCATGTTATATATCTCCCGGAGCAAATCTGCTGTAGATGATCCTTGTTTCAAAGGCATAATATATCCTGTTTAAAGGTCTTTAAAATTGAATACTGGTCTGGCTAGGCACCTGCAAAATATTGCTGTACCGGGGCCGCCCCTTACTTCCTTGCCGCCCATAATTGCAACAACTGGCGGAGTATCATATCTATATACTTTACCATTCATTTCAATATGGTCCTTGCGCGGGTGCGTTGATCCGCCTGTATGAATCCATTTATATTCTTTTACTCCTGCCGATGTCATCGCGGCGGCACTCATTGAAGCATGCACTTTGCGGGTTTGGTCCATGGCAACATTGCGGGCATGTTTAATATTGCTGTTGTATTTCTCGTTTAGATATGGGACTAAATCTTTCATCCCTTGCCCCGCAGTCACGGACCGCATGACCTCCCCCTGCACGTCTGTGAGATATTTCTCTGGAATGAGTTTAATCAACCCAGCAGCTTCAGCAGCACCTGCGGTGATAATCTCTTGCATCCAGTCTGATTGCAAATAACTAGGGTCGAGCTTTAGTCCTTCGCTCATTTCTCGCAGTGTCATTTGTGCCGAGATATTCACCGACTTCAACGTGCGAGAAATCATCCGTTTAGTCGCTAGCTTTGCAACCTTGTTGAATATCACAGAATATTTCTTGCGTAGGCCATTGATAGCAATGCGAGCTTGAGCGCTGGGGCTACCATCCATTGCGTGCGCTGGATTGTCGGCTAGATCGTTCTCTTTGAAAACAATCCCTAGCTCTGTGCGGATATCCCGATGCATGCGCTTAATGATAGTCAGGATGGCCTTAACATACTCATCCTGTACCCCCGCACTAGGCCGAATCGCAGGCCCAATAATCTCACTCTGCGCCATTTAATGCCTGTTCAATCTCATCCAGCAACCCAGCGACTTGCGCATCCTCGGATTCATCATCCGCCCCAACTCCGTGATATCCTGATGTGGGGTCCATCGCAATGCGCTTGCGCTCGTCCTGACCATCAATTGCGCCTGACGTGACTAGAGATTGCCCGATTTGCGCTTTTGCTAGATTCGTTGCGGCCAGTTCCTGAGCCGTAGGAGAGTCAACAGGCCGCCAAGCCACCGATGTATCGACATGATCTATTCCTAGTTCTGGGATGACGATAGAGCGCATGCACAGCGCATGGTGGCGCTCAAGCAGCGGAGCGAGGTCATGCTCCTGAATACTCTCCAACTCCTCATGGTAGCTCTTAGCCTCATAATTCCCACTTGAGTTAAACCCCTTTGGCGTAGTCCCGAGCAGTTTTGTTGCTGGCACGTTTGCAGCCGCAGCGACAATCTGATACTGCGTCATAATGACAGAATCAAGGTCCGCTAGAGATGTGTCAAACTGCTGGAACTCATCCCCATCTTTATCACCGAGCTTTACAGAGTAGTTATCTCGATATGCCACCCAGTTATTCAGGCTTTCAACTGCTTTATCTGGGTTCGCTGCAATGGCGGACATATCAGTACGCCATACAGTCGTGCGCTTCGTCTCCGCCAACTCTGGGGCCTCATTGGCCACCCGCTCAGCAGCATAGACGCGCTCCATGATTAACTGAGTGACAGGGAGCCCACCATATAGATAACTCGGCTTTATCAGATCTGGCACTTCATGCGGGCGATAGATCACAAGATGTGACCGATGATATTTCCTGCCATTGATTAGCCAATAGGTAGGCTCATAAAAATGCATCGTCCCCGGATTAGAAACTGATGAACCCATAAGTTGAGGTGCGCACCAATATGGGTCTACCTGTACGATGCCCTTATACGACCCTGGCTCGACGCCATCAATGTTAAATGGCTTTTCGTAATACTCTTGATCGGTGCTATCGACTTGGAATAGAGCAACACGAATACCAAAAATACGCCCCATCCGAACAAATTGCTCAAGGTTGTACTTGATCTTCATTTGTCGATCAGCACGGTTCAGGAGCTTGATAGCCTCTTTGGGCAGGTCATCCCCATCGACGGCTACAATGTCATACCCGTTGCGTATGGCATCACGGCCCGGCATAGAGCAGGCTTTATTAATCAGCCAGTGCTGGGCCAGAATAGCGCAGAGTTGATGCCCGATAAACCCCTGCGAGGCATACCACATCGCCACAGCGTCTGAGATATTCGCTTGGTTCTGTGCTGCAATCTTGACTGTTACCGCACCTGAGCTATCATCCATCGCGCCGA